AAATCTTTAGCAGCTATTAAAATAGCTACTAAGATAAACAATTTAAAATGGTATATAGTTTGTAAAGAAACTACTCATATTGAAAATTGGATTAATGAGTTCAAAAAACACAAAATAGATTATTCTAATTTTGAAATTTTTTGTTATGATAGTTTACATAAGTATGCTAATACGGAAGCTAACATCATTTTAGATGAGGTGCATTGTATTACTGACTTAAGAGTATCTTTACTTAAAAAAATCAAATTTTCAAAAATGATAGCTTTATCAGCTACAGTACCAGACGAAAAAAAAGAAATATTACAAACTTTAGTATCTTTTAAAGAATATCACATATCTCTATCTGAAGCAATAAATACAGGAATTGTTCCCGTACCTAAAATTTATATAGTAGATATATTTTTAAATAACTCTGAACCTACAGAAACACACATTTTAAAAAAAGGGTTAAAAGATAAACGACAAGTTGTAACTTGTAATTTCAAAGAACGCTACAAAGTATTCAAAGAATATAAAGACGTAGAATTACATATTAAATGTACACAAAAAGAACGTTATGACTTATTAGTTAGTGAAATTGAATATTATAAATTACAACATTTTAAACTTAAGAAACAATGGACTGAATTTAACTGGCTTCAAGCCGGTCTAAAACGTAAAAAATTTTTATCAGAAATTAAAACTAATGCTGCAAGAGAAATCTTAAAAAAGTTAGAAGATAAACGATTAATATGTTTTACAGGATCTATTGAACAATGTAATGAATTAGGAGAAAAATATGCTATCCATTCTAAATCAGATAAGGATAACAATCTCTTAATTGAAGAGTTTAACAAACAAAAAATAAATAAATTATTTGCTGTAAAAATGCTTAGAGAAGGTATAAACCTTGAAAAAATAGACTCTAGTGTTATAATACAATTAGATAATCAATTATTATCATTTATACAAATGTTGGGTAGATGTATAAGAGGCTTATTACCAGAATGTTATATTTTAGTAGTAAGAAATACTCAAGATGAAGTATATTTAAATACAGCTTTAACAGGCTTTGATAATAAATATTTATATAAGTTTGATAAACAAAATTTTTTAAAGTAGAAAAATTGTCGTATCTTTGTAACCCTTTAAAAAAAAAGAGTTATTTAATGATACAAAAAGAACAAAAAGTATTAAGTGATATTACGATATTTGAAAAATATGCGAAATATAAATTTGGCGAAGCTAGGAGAGAAACCTGGGAAGAATTAGTTTCTAGATATTTAGCCATGATGATTGAAAAACATCCAAAATTAACGGAAGAAATTAATCATTACGGACAATTTATCTATGATAAGAAGGTTTTACCTTCTATGAGAGCTTTACAATTTGCTGGAGAAGCAATTAAAGCTAATGAATCTCGAATCTACAATTGTGCATTTTTACCTATTGATAATGTATTAGCCTTTAGTGAAACTATGTTTTTACTATTAGGAGGTACAGGAGTAGGTTATAGTGTTCAATTTCAAGACATTGAAAAATTAAATCCTATTAACAAACCAACAAAATCCAAAAAATTTATTGTAGAAGATAGTATAGAAGGTTGGGCAGACGCGGTTAAAGTCCTAATGAAATCTTACATCGGTAATGGTAAGAACCTTAAACCAAGATTTGACTTTTCTAGAATCCGTCCAAAGGGGGCTAGATTAGTAACAGCAGGTGGTAAAGCTCCAGGTCCAGAGCCTTTAAAAACTTGTCTTTTCTTGATAGAAACTATACTTCAACGTAAAGAAAATGGGTCATTTTTAACCCCTATAGAAGCTCATGATATCTTATGCCATATAGCTAACGCTGTATTGGCTGGGGGCATTCGTAGAGCAGCTATGATAGCTCTATTCTCACCAGAGGATAAAGAGATGTTAACTTGTAAACATGGTAATTGGTATGAGTTAAATGAACAACGTGGAAGAGCTAATAACTCTGTTGTTTTATTACGCTCAGAAACTAGTTATGAATTGTTTAGTGAAATTTTTCACTTAACAGAAACATCATATTCAGGGGAGCCAGGAATCTCTTGGACTAACAATCGTTCTTGGGGATTTAACCCTTGTCACGAAATTAGTTTAAGACCTTTTCAATTCTGTAATCTTTGTGAAATAAACGTATCTGATATAGAAACTCAGGATGAGTTAAATAAAAGAGCTGAGTGTGCCGCATTTTTTGGTACTATGCAAGCATCATTTACTGATTTTCATTATTTACGTAGTATATGGCAAGAAACTACAGAAAAAGAAGCTCTTATTGGAGTTGGTATGACTGGGATAGGTTCTGGTAAAATTCTTAAATTAGATGAAGCAGAAGCTGCAGAAATCGTTAAATCTATAAATAAAAAGTATGCTGAGTTCTTAGGTATCAATCAAGCTGCTAGAACAACTACAATTAAACCATCGGGTTCAACTAGTTGTGTTCTCGGCACTTCATCGGGTATACATGCTTGGCATAACAACTATTATTTAAGACGTATGCGTATTGCTAAAAATTCAATGTTAGACATTTATTTAAGAATAAATCTACCAGAATTTATTGAAGACGATAAATTTAAAGTAAATCAATCTATTATAGCAATTCCACAAAAAGCACCTAAAGGTTCTATTTATAGAACTGAAAGTACTATGGATTTATTGGAACGTGTTATGCGTTTTAATAAGAATTGGGTACAAAAAGGTCATAATTCAGGCGATAACTTTAATAATGTTTCAGCAACATTATCAATTAGATCTGAAGAATGGGGAAATGTAAGAGATTATTTATGGGAAAATCGTGAAAATTATTCAGGTATTTCTATGTTACCTTATGATGGAGGGACTTATGAACAAGCTCCATTTGAAGATATTACAAAAGAAAAATTTGAGGAATTAATTCAAAGATTAGATGAAGTTGATGTTAAAAAAATTGTAGAATTGGATGATGAAACTAATTTAACAGGTGAAGCCGCTTGTGCTGGAGGACAATGTAGCATTTAAATTCTAACTTATGTTACTAAAAAATGAAATAGAGAGTAAAGAAGCCAAAGTAGTGCCTAATAATAATTATTTTTTAAAATTATTTAATGATGAAGATAAAAAACTTATTATAAATTCGTTTATAAAAAAATCAAATTTTATTCCAGCATTAGTACAGTCTATTAAAAGAGATAATAAATTATTAATAAGTGATGGAGATCTGTGTACAGGAAATAATGTTCCAGGAAAAAATAATATTCCAGAAAATGTAATAGGAAGTATTAGTAGTACCATACAGCGAAGTCTTATTAGTAGTTTTTATTTTACGGAATATAATATACTAATGAATTATTATTTTGATTATACTTGTTGTGGTATTAGACATTTTGGAAATATAAGTCAAATTCCATATAAAGGAATTATTAATGCAAAACTTGATGTATTTCTAGAAGATAATAAAGAAAATTTTTCAATTATTGATAAATTTCTTTTATTAGGAATATGTAGTAAATTTGGAAATTTTTTCTATTCATGCTATCATTCATCACCATTTTCTACTAAAACTGAGATAATATCTGCAATACAAAAATATTTAAAAAATACATTTGTTGAAAAAGATATTCATATTAGATCAACGGTAGCAACACATTATTGTAGAAGTGGTGCTGAAAGCAAAGAATTTATGAATATGTCAACAAAAGATATATTAAATAGATTTACACAATATGGAGAAGTAATAGGTAATCAGCATATGTTAATGCTTTATTTAGAAAATTCTCCTCTCTTTCAAGAAAAAAATCGTTTTATTAATGCTAATAGTAATAATTTAGTATTAGAATATGAATTTAAATTTACATTAAGTGATTATGTTAATCAGCTTTTAGAACTATTAGAAACTTATGAACAAACACTTAATTAAAATTAAACTTCTTAATGAAAATGCTGTAGTTCCTGAATATCAAACTTCAGGAGCTGCAGGATTTGATTTACACTCTTCAGAAGATATTACTATCTTATCTGGTCAAACAGTTGTTGTAAGTACAGGTATTGCCTTAAGTTTACCAGAAGGTTATGAATTACAAATTCGTAGTCGTTCAGGACTTGCTGCAAAAAATAATGTATTTGTATTAAACTCTCCAGGTACTATAGATAGTGATTACAGGGGAGAAATTAAAGTAATTTTAACTAATGCAGGTAGTAATTTCACCATTAAGAAAGGTGACAGAATAGCTCAAGGAGTTGTTGCTGAATATACTAAAGTTAAATTCTCTATAGTAGAGGAACTAGAAACTTCCACTAGGGCAGAAAAAGGATTTGGAAGTACAGGAAAATAATTATGAGAAAAAAAGTAGAAAACGTTTCAAAATGGAGTACGGTTTTACCAGGAGTTCAAAAAATCTCTCCTAAATCGTATCGTGCAAGAGTTCAAGTTAAAGGTAAAACTTTAGCTAAAACATTTACTAACAAAGCAGTAGCTGCTAGTTGGTATAAAGAACAAAAAAGATTAAGCAAAACTATTATTTAACACAACATTATGGCAATTTTACGTATAGAAGAATTAGAAGCATATATCAAGTATATATATAAAAAAATTCCTGAGACACAATACAGTTTAAAAAAATTAAAAAGTAGCTTAGAATCTTTTGGCGTAGAGAACAAGATGGAAGATATCAGCCTTCTTCATAGTGAGTTATATGACCCAAATCCTCATTTCAGCGATGATGATCCAGGTTATGATATGAATAGTGATTTTCCAGTTTTACCTGAAGAAGATGATTTACAGTGTGACATTCGTACTATGAGGAATCTAGAAGTTAATTCTGAAAATACACATTTTATTGGTAGACTCTATGGAGATGGGTTAGATGACTTTTATAATGATGAACAATTTCGTTAAAAATTATGAGTAAAAAATTTAAACCTATCAAAATGTGTCCTAGATGTAAAGGACACGATGATAACTGTAAGGTTTGTGAAGGTACAGGAGTAGCTTTATATGACGAAGATAATGATGATGTTTCTACAATAAATCATTTTCCAGAAACTGTAGATGACGTCATCAAATTTGAAAGTGAATTAGAAGAGGAGGAAGATGAGTAAAGCTGTAATAGCTGATACAAAACAATTTTTAATCACACTAGATCTTGAAAAACTTATAGAAGTAAATCTTAGTATTGAAGAGTTTATCTTTTTATCTTTAATAGATAGTAAGAAACCTGAATTATATCAAAATTATACTTCTAATTTTAAGACTTCAATTTTAAGTAATTTAAATCAAATTACATCATTATTAGAACGAGGATTAATTACTCAAGAACTAGCTAATAATTATCTATTTAATAATTTTAAAACAACTGATAAATTTTATCAATTATTCATGAACGATAAAGCTCAGATTATAAAGGATATAAAAGATACGTACCCTAAACAGACACCGTCTGGTAAAAGAAAAGGGTTACAAGCTTCCCAAGCTAAATGGATTCCTAAATATCTGAATATCGTAAAGAATAATATGAAGTTACACCAACTCATTATTGATTGTATTAAGTTTGAAGTAGCTGACAGAGAAGCTAATGGGCAGATGGAATATATGCCTCTTCTAAGTACTTATATCAATGAAAAACGTTGGGAAACTTATGAAGAAGATGTCGTAGAATTGCTAGAAAAAGGTGAAATAATAGATCAAGTAAATAATAATAATGTAGACGATATTTAATGTTAGAAAGTGTTATAAAGGAAATAGATAGAGGTCGTGAGGGATTAAACAAAGGCTTCCCGATGGGATTTGATAGATTAGTAGAGCATATACCTGATATACAAAAGGGGACAACTTATCTAATCTTTGGAGAATCTGGTTCAGGAAAATCTGCATTTGTAGATACAGCCTATGTATTTAATCCTTTAGATTGGTATCTAAAAAATAAAGATAACACTAATCTGAAAATTAAAATTTTATACTATTCATTAGAAATTTCTAAAGAAAGACTACTACTTAAACAAATTACTAGAAAAATTTATATTGATACAGGATTACTCCTAGATGTAAACTATGTTTTATCTAGGGGTAAAAACCGTATTAAACAGGAGCATTATGATTTGGTATTGAAGTATTGTAAATACTTTGAACAACTATCGGATTATTTAATTATTAAAGATAATTCGGTATCAAATCATCCTTATGCTATCTATAAAGATTTATGGAAATATTCAGAAGAAGTAGGAGTTTATGAAAAAAATGAAGCTGGTATAATTACAAATTACAAAGAAAAAGATCCTAATCTATATACACTAGTTATCACAGATCACTTGGGTTTAGTCCCACCAGAAAACGGAGGTGATAAAAAGACTACAATGGATAAATTATCTAGTCATCAAGTACAATTTAGAAACAGATGTAAATTTACATTTGCTAACCTAATGCAAGTAAACAGATCAGTAAACGATATAGATCGTATTAAACTTCAAAGAGATAAATTCTTTTTAAGTTTATCCGATATAAAAAATTCAGGTAATCCTGCAGAAGATTGTGATACAGCAATAGGTATATTTAATCCTAATAATTATGAATTCAGTAATTACAGAGGATATAATATTACTAGGTTGAAAGATAGAAGTAGATTTTTAAATATTGTAAAAAATAGAGATGGAGAAGCTCATAAATCATTAGGTTTATTATTTTTAGGTGAAGTGGGATTCTTTAAAGAATTTCCTCACGTAGTAGATATGACTAATGAAATTTATGATAAAATAAGCAACCTATAAAAAAGATTAGTGAAGGAGAAAAAGTGGATAAAATAGCGTTACCTACGCAACGTATTAAAGCAGAACAGGTTAACCCTAAAAGATTAGTAGTATATTCTAAGCCTAAAGTTGGTAAAACATCTTTACTGGCAGCATTAGATAATAACTTAATTTTAGATTTTGATCACGGTTCAGGATACGTAGATGCGTTAAAGCTAGAGGTAAATACTCTAGCACAATTGAGAGCTATAGGTACTCAAATTATAGCTGAAGGAAAACCATATAAATTTATATCTGTAGATACAATTACAGCATTAGAAGATATGGTAAAAGAGTTAGCTTTAAAACTCTATAAAGATACTCCTATGGGGAGTAAATTTGCAGGTACTAATGTATTAACCTTACCTAATGGTGCGGGTTATTTATATCTAAGAGAAGCATTTTTTAATGTTTTAGATTATATAGATACATTGGCTCCTCATATTATTTTAGTAGGGCATTTGAAAGATAAACAAATTGAGTTGAAAGGTAAGGAAGTTAATGCTACAGACGTAGATTTAACCGGTAAAATCAAGTCATTAGTTTGTGCAAATGCTGATGCTATAGGATATATATGGAGAGAAGCAAATGGAGAGAACTGGATTAGTTTTAAATCTAGCGATCAAATTACCTGTGGTGCAAGACCAGTGCACTTAAAAAACCAAGAATTTTTAATCAGTAAGTTAAACTTGGAAAATGGTCAATTAGAAACATACTGGGATAAAATATATAAATAATTTATAAAGATAAGTGAACGAGATGAGAATAGATTTTAATAAAATTGCAGATAACGAAATTAAGGTATCTAAAACAGTAAAACCTGGAGTTGCAGTATTTACAGTAGTAAGTGCAGAATGTAAAACAAATGTTAATAACAATGCATATATTCGTTTTGAATTCCAAAACAAAGATGAGCAAAAGTTTAGACAAGACTTTTATATTAACAATGATAAAGGGTTAGGTCGTGTAAAAGAGTTAGCTAAAAATGCTGGCGTAGAATTAGGCGATGTAGATGTTGATACATTAATGACTCGTTTTATCGGTAAAGAGGTTGGTTTAGTTGTAGATGGTCAAAAAGAATATGCAGATATTGATGGTAAACAAGTTATTGTAACTCGTGCTACCTTAAGATTTGCTAGATTTTCTTTTCCAGCAAGTGAGCTAGCTGAATACGTGAATACTCCTATTAAAATGGATGAATCACGTATTATGACTGTTTCTGCCGCAGTTGCAGAAGCTAATCCTCAATGTAAATCAGATTTGCCATTTTAATAAATTAAATTTTAAATTACAGGGGAATTTAATTATTCCCCTTTATTTAACTAAATGAAAGAAAAAATTAATTTTAATTTAATAGGTCTAACAAAAAGCGAGATTTTATCTAAAATAACAGAATTAGATATTTATAATAAATATAGTAATGTTGGGACTTTATCTGTAGGAAAGTTAAACACGTCACCATTACGTAATACTGATAATGAAGATAAAACACCTAGTTTTAGTCTATACTCTAATAATGGAGAATTAAAATTTAAAGATTTTGGAGGTTATAAACTTTCAGGAAATTGTTTTGATTATGTTAAATATATATTTAATATTAGCTATGAAGAAGCTCTAAAAAAAATCTACAGTGATTTTGAATTACAAAAAGTAACAACTAATTCTAAAATAACTTCTGTAAATACAGAAACAACTTTAGGTTATCTAAAAGAAATTACTAAAAGAATAGTTGTTATTAATCGTAATTGGAATTTAGTAGACTTTGAATATTTTAAGCAGTATCATTTACCTTTAGAATTTGTAGGTTCTAAAAATGTGTTACCTGCTAAAAATGTTTATTTAGTTACTAATGAATCTGAAATTACATTATGGGCTACAGATTCTAAACACTACCCTATCTATACTTGGTCTACTAGCGATAAAGTTAAATGTTATAGACCTTATAATCCTAAAAAGAGTAAGTGGTTATCCACTATGACTACATGGGATTTACAAAATATAGAAACAATGAATCTTGAAAGTGATATATTATTTATTACTAAAAGTATGAAAGATTGTTTAGTGTTAGAGTATTTAGGATATGCAGCAATTGCTCCAGGCAGTGAAGTTCCAAATATTCCTAGAAAAATTCTAGATTATTTAGAAAATCAGTTTAAAACTATTATTATCTTATACGATAATGATGATACTGGAGTTAAAAATTCCACGGTGTTAGCTGAAAATACAGGATATAAAAATATTATTATCCCTGATAGTAAATATAAAGATATCTCTGATTATGCTAAAGAGTTTGGATTAGAGTCTTCTTTAGAGTTAATTAATAAATTAATTAATGACTAGAGATAAGATAAGTGAAGACGCAAGAGGTCATAAAGTTGCAAGATTAAGTCGTACTCTTAGAGATAAGGATAATGTAGTTACTATTACAGTTCCTAATTTTACAGAGTACATTAAAGTTGCAGAATCTAAAAAGTTAAAACCAATTGTTAAAGGAAAACGTAAAATACCTAAAAAGTATTTAGATGAGACAAAATATTCCTTTGATGATAAAAGTAGACTTATAGAGTTGAGTACAGGTAAACTTGTACCAGGAAATCCAAATGTTGTAGGTAAACCTAGATATTGGAGAGTGAATGGTCAAGATATCTATAATCAAAAAGTTAAAACGTTTCAACGTAATAACTATATAGGTATGTTACATAATTATTTCTCAAAATTATTTGAAAAAGAATTTGAAAATATACGTATTAAAAAATTCCCATTAACTTTAAGTATTATATTTTATGTTAAGGATATGCAAGACCATAACATAGATAATGATAATAAATGGATTTGGGAAAAAGTAATTCAAGATACACTAGTTGAATCCAAAATTCTTCCAGATGATAATCCCAGAATTATATGTCAAAATACTAAACGTACAGTATTAGTAGATAATGAAGAAGATGTAAAATTAATAATTAAACTAGATTATGATAGAGAATAAAGAAACATTAGTAATTGTAGATGCTGATGGATTAATTTATTCATCAGCATATAAATCAAAAACTGCAGAAGATGCTTTAGCTAAGTGTAAGGAATATGTATACAATATATATTTAAATACTAATGCTGATTTATCTACTGGGTTTTTAACTAGCTCATCTCCAAGATATGAGATAGCGACAACTAAAGAATATAAGGGTAACAGAAAGTTACTAGAAAAACCGAGTTATTTTAAATTGTTGTTTGAGTATCTTAAAGATGAATTTAATTTTAAAGTAATGCCTCAAACTGAAGCAGATGATTTATGTATTTCTACATATATGAAATACAAAGATACATATAATTGTATTATTTCATCACCTGATAAAGATTTGAGACAAATTGAAGGAACATTTTATAATCCAAAAACATATAAAATAGAGTCTATAAGTCAAGAACAAGCAGACTATAACTTTTATTATCAAATGTTAATGGGAGATACAGCCGATAATATTGTTGGGGTACCAGGAATCGGTAAAGTAGGTGCAGCAAAATTATTAGATGGAAGAGATCCAGATATCTACTTTTATGAAGTATTAGCTGCATATCAAACATATTATAAAAACTTTAATTTAGCTTACTATCATTTTTCAGAAAATTATTTATTACTGTTCCTAAGACGGAATATTGAGTTAGATTTAAATTTGAATATTTTAAATAAAGAAGAAATACAAAATTATGTAGATAGTAGAAATGAGTATCGTAAAAATAAAGCAGAAGCAGTTGCAACAGGAGACTTTGAAACTGAAAGAAGAGAAAATGAAGAAAACACAGCAGGTTTTTAATAAAAGTTATTATTATATCTTACCAACACTTGAAAGAAGTTGGAAAGATTTAGACCTTATTAATAATGTATATTTATTCACAGAAGATACTAAAGAGCTTTATGAATTTTATATCGTGTGCTTTGCAGAAGATCCTTTATTAACAGCTTTACCAGAATTTATTTCTTCAAATTATAATACAAAAACTAAAGAGTATGTGTATAGAATGAGAGTTCCATCTAAATACGAAGAGGATTATTTATTATTTTTATTGGGGAAATATTCACTATTTACAGAAGAGTACAAAAAAACAATCTTTAAAATGTTAGGTCGTTCTTATAAACAATCTAACATTTATAAAGTAATTCAAAAAGATCAAAAACTTAAAGAAGAATTAGAAAAATTAGTAGGTCAGAAATTAACAGAAGAAGCAGAGCTATCTTCTATTTATGACGTAAATAAAGAAACATATAAATACGATGGAGGAAAAAAAGTTTAATGAAATACTAGATAGTAGACTAGATAAGATAAAAAATGTATTAGCTGTAAAAGCTAAAGAGTATGTAAGAAATGAAGATAGACTTCATAACTTCCATGTAGGAGCTCACTTAGAGAAAAAACATCCTACCGAAGTCTTACATGGTATGATGCTTAAGCACTACATATCTTATTTAGACATTCTAAAAGATGTGAGAGAAGGTAAAGAAGTTAAGAAAGCAGTCGTTGATGAAAAGATTGGAGACTTAATTAATTACTTGATATTACAAGAATGTGTTATAACTGAAAGTATTGAAGAAAGGGAAAGTAACAGTATAGCTGTTACTGATAGAAAAGGTGGTTTTAAACTAGTGTGTAATGAGTAAAAAAAGAGAAGAAATAAAATCTCTTTTAACAGATAAGCCAAGTTACCTTAAAAAAGGTCTTGGCTGGTTTGTTGAGAGATATAGATTAAATAGAGAAGATCAAGATTGGTTTAAACATTACATTAAGGAACTTCGTTCTAAATATGTAAAATCTGTAGAAGCAAGACCAGCTAATCAATCTAAAAAACTACAGCCATTTGTAGTTAAAGAACGTAGCGTTCAACCTAAAATTAATAAAGTTAAAACTGATCAAGATACATATAAATTATTGGTAATTTCAGATTTCCATAGTATATTTGTAGATCATAAAGCTCTTGAAGTATTTTTAAAAGTACTTGAAGATAATTGGTTTGATGAGTTAAATTTAAATGGGGATATATGTGATTTCCCTTTACTTTCTAAATATGATACAAAACTATTTGAGATTCCTTTATTAAGGAATTATTCAGAAGTATCTGAAATTGAATTCGTGAAGAAACACATATTACAACCTATTAGTGAACGTAGTAAAAATCCTAATATCTTACGTAGATATAGATTAGGTAATCATGAAGAACGATTAACTGAAGGTAGAAATCGTGAAGCAGCAGATAGAATTGCAGTATTATTTAAACACTATAATTCATCTAAACTATCAGAAATGTTAGAGTTAGATAAGTATGGTTTTATTTATGACCCTTCTGCAGTTACCAATTACTTTGGTATGTTTGATGTAGTTCACGGTGTATCATTAGCTAAAACAGCTTCAAGAAATAACATATTTTCATTTATGTCTTCTGGATCTTCAGGAGATACTCATAGATTAAACAGTACTTACATACGTACAAAAAAAGGAAACTTTATGTGGTGTGAAAGTGGTTGTATGAGAACATTAGATGATGTAGAATATATTCCAACAGCAAGAATTGCTGATTGGATGCAAGGATTTGTAACTGTAACTTTTGATTTAAAAGAAGGTTCTTTCTTTGCTAAAACACATCCTATTATAAATGGAGATTGTGAATTCAATGGTAAAATTTATTAAGTAATGAAAGCAAACAACTTATACGGTTGGTACTTTACTTATAATGAGATGTCAGGTTATTGGTTTGCATTTAAAAGTGCAGACCATAACTTGTATCAAAATAATTTAACACAAGGTATCAAAGAAAAGAAAATATTTAAAAACAAAAATTATAAAACTTTAATTGAAGCAATAAATGACTTAAAATGAAAAAATATGTAATGGGAGATATCCATGGTGGGTATAAAGCCTTAATCCAATGTTTAGAAAGAAGTAACTTTGATTATGAAAATGACCTATTAATTCAATTAGGAGACATTTGTGATGGGTGGTCTCAAACTAAAGAATGTGTAGAAGAATTATTAAAAATCAAAAATCGTATAGATATTAAAGGAAATCACGATGAATGGTTTAGAATATTTATAGAAAGAGGATTACATCCTATCCGATGGCTACATGGGGGAGATGCTACTAAAAATTCATATTCACCAAATACTTATATTACAAATCTAGATATACCACAGAATCATCAAGATTTGTTTAATCATCAAATATTATATTATGTAGATGAAGGTAATAGATGTTTTGTACATGGCGGATTTGATCGTAATATACCTATAGAAAAAAATATTCCTCATGAACTTTATTGGAATAGAGATTTATGGACTAAAGCACTTAGTTGTACGAAAAACCAAAAATTAAATACTGTAGATGGTTTTACAGAAATTTTTATAGGACATACAGCAACTACTAATTGGAAAACAGATAAACCTATGCAGTCTGGTGGAGTATGGAATATAGATACTGGAGCTGGTTGGGGTGGTAAATTAACAATTATGAATGTAGATACTAAAGAATACTTTCAAAGTGATTCAGTTAAAGATCTTTATTCTGAAGAAAGGGGGAGAAATTAATTATGTCACAAGTAAGATTTATTGGGTGTCTTCATCTAGATCATGAAAATATGGCTAAACGTAGAGGATTTTTTAATGCTTATGAACACGACGAAAATTTAATTTATAATTGGAATCAAGTAGTTCATAAAAAAGATTTAGTTTATATATTAGGAGATATTACGATGGAAACATCTTCTCCGTATAAATTATTAAATGAATTAAAAGGTCGTAAAATTGTAGTTATGGGTAATCATGATTTAGCTAAACATTCTAGAGAATTATTAAATTATGTAGAAAATGTAGCGGGTGCCATAGATTACAAAGGATTTTTGTTAACACATGTTCCTATACATCCTTCAGACATACATTTAGTTAGAGGTAACATACATGCTCATATACATCATAATATGTTAGAAGAAGTACATTCTTTATCTCATTATAAAGATGAGGGTTCAAAACCCTTACCTTCTTTACATAA